CACACCTTACTCTAAACTTATTGCTAAGTTTGTCAATGATGCTAAACGATTAGTAGAAGATAGTTATAACTGGAACGCATTGTCTGAAACATTAACGGTTACTACTGCTAATGATCTGTTTAACTATGCAATGACAGGTTCAGGACAACGCTTTAGTGTTATTGATGTAATTAACAGTGAAGATAATGTGTTCCTAGAGTACATGCCTTTTAGTAAGATGAACAACTTGTTCTTGAATCAGACACCACAAAAAGGCTCACCAATGTACTACAACTTTAATGGTGTAGATACTAATGGTGATACGCAGGTAGACATCTATCCTATTCCTGATGGTATTTATAATGTGTTCTTTAACATCTATAAGCCACAGGCAGCACTAGCAGTTAATGCTGATGAGCTAGATGTACCAGCAGAACCAGTAATTAAATATGCTTATGCTTTGGCTGTAGCAGAGCGTGGTGAAGATGGTGGACTGTCAGCACAAGAAGCTACTGCACTAGCGGATCAGTCACTAGCAGATCACATTGCTATTGAGAATGGTAGGTATCGTGATGAATATCTCTGGCACGCATCGTAATGGCTAAACCGTTACAGACATCAACTATATCAGCACCAGGTTTTCTTGGTGTAAACACACAGGAGAGTAGTGTTGACTTGTCATCAGGTTACGCACTAGAAGCATACAACTGTGTCATAGATCAGTTTGGTCGTATCGGTGCTAGACGTGGATGGCAGAAACAGAACAGTAGTTTAAACACTGACTTGTCTACTAATGACATTGAGTTCTTGTTTGAGTTACCAGAGACAGGTACTGTATTAGCTGGTGGTGACAATAAGTTATTTAGCTTTGCTAGTGGTACGCTGACAACAGAAGTAACTACTACAGTTGTAGATGCAGCAGGAACAGGTACTACTGTTTATAACATTACGGATAACAACTGGATTGGTTCTAGTATTGTCTATGGTGAAGGACCAGACATTAGTCCTCATGCTTATGTGTGTCAGGCTAGTCATCTGCCTTTAGTGTATCACAAGGTTGGTTCTGGTCATGCACACACAGGTAGTTATGGTTTTCAAAGGTTAATGGATGTTGGTACTGTTCCTTCTACTTATGCGTCAGCTTCTGACTTTACACCTAACTTTGTATTAGGAGCGTATGGACGTACTTGGTGGGCAGATATTGCTAACGACTCACAGACTGTGTACTTCAGCGCACTACTGGACGGAACAAACCTGTCTACTGGTGATTCAGGTTACTTATCTTTGGTAGATGTATTTCCTAATGGTGACGAGGTAGTAGGTCTAGCAGCACATAACGGTTTCTTAATTATCTTTGGTAAGAGAAACATTGCAGTTTACGCTAACCCTATTGATGTAACACGATTAGAGTTAGTTGACTTGATTGCTAACGTAGGATGTATTGCAAGAGATAGTATCGTTAATACTGGTACTGATGTAATGTTCTTGTCAGACACTGGTGTAAGAAGTATTGCTCGTGTCATTCAGGAAAAGTCAGCACCTATTAACGATATATCTTTTAACGTCAGAGATGACATTGTTGCTTTTGCAGCTTCAGAGTCTGACAAAGAAAGAATCAAAGCTGCTTATTATCCTAAAGATGCTTTTTATATCTTGACACTGCCTACATCTAAGTATGTGTATTGTTTTGATCTAAGAGGTAGGCTACAGAATGGAGCAGCACGAGTAACTATTTGGGACAGTATCGAACCTAAGTCATTGTGTGTTACTTACACAGGTGATTTATTGATAGGTAAAGAAGGATACATTGGTAAATACTTTGGGTTTATTGATAACGAGTCTACTTATCGTCTTAGGTATTACACAAACTACTTTGACTTAGGTAGTCCAACAACAGTTAAGTTTTTAAAGAAAGCTAACTTTGTAGCTATTGGTGGTGTTGGTCAGGCAGTAGCGTTGAAGTATGGTTTTGATTATGTCAACTCTTATAGGTCTATAACTAAAACATTGTCAACAGGTAATGTATACGAGTACAACATTGGTGAGTATGCTATTGCTGAATTTTCTAGTGGTTTGGTTCTTGACAAAGTTGAATCTAATCTAGGTGGTTCAGGTTCAATCTTACAGTTAGGTTTTGAATCTGAAATTAATGCAGCACCTTTGTCGCTACAAAAGATAGATGTTTATGTAAAAGCAGGAAAGACAGTCTAAGGAAGAAATATGTCTAATTATACAAAAGCTACTAACTTTACACAGAAAGATGGATTGTCCTCTGGTGATCCTAATAAGATTATTAAAGGATCTGAGATTGACGTAGAGTATTCTGCTATTGCATCAGCAGTTAATTCTAAAGCTGACAGTGATAGTCCTACGTTTACAGGTACACCAGCAGCACCAACAGCTACAGCAGGAACTAACAGCACACAGATTGCTAGTACAGCGTTTGTAACTACAGCTATTACAGCGCAAGGACTAGGGACTATTGCAACACAAGACTCAGATAGCGTTGCAGTAACAGGAGGTACAGCATCAGGATTAACAATTACATCATCAACAGTAGAAGGACATACCGTAGGTTCTAATGCTACTGGTACTAAAACAGTATCAACTGCTAGTCCTAGTGGTGGATCAGACGGAGACATTTGGTATAAAGTAGTATGACTGTATCTGTTAAACATTCTGGAACTATTAAAGATCCTCTTGAAATCTTTGTTAAAGATTCAGGGACTTGGAAAACTGTTGACGAAATTCATGTTAAGCAAAACGGAATATGGAAACAGGCTTATCCAGCAGTAGGTACTCAAACGTTTAGTACAGCAGGTACTCATTCATTTGTAGTGCCTCAAGGTATTTATAGTTTAAGTATGCCTATTATGTCTGGTGGAGGTGGAGGTGGTGCAACAGGTTATCACAGTGGTGACTGTCACTCAGGTTTTGCAGGCAGTGCTGGAGCAGCTTACACAGCGTCAGACAACATAACAATATCTGTGACACCTGGAGAAACACTTACAGTTATTGTAGGTGCAGGCGGAGCAGGAGGTTGTTGTTGGGCTTTCCAAGCACCTCAAGTTTGTGGTGTTACTGGTAGCACAACATACGTTAAACGTGGAGCAACTACTTTGTATTCACGATCAGGTGGTGCTAGAGGTTGCGGTATTTACGGTATTCATACTGATTTTACTTCTCCTGGTGGTACTAACGGTACTGGTTATGGTACAGGAGGTACTGGCGGTAGTTGTACAGGAAACGGTGGAGCAGGTGTAGCAGGAGCAGTTCAGTTCTCATGGTCATAATTCCAACAGCAACTCCTAAAGAGTTAGAAGAAAAGCGTAAAGAAATCTGTAACAACTGTGAAAAGAATAAGATAGGTATTTGTACTAAGTGTGGTTGTGTTATTAAATTTAAAGTTAAGTTTGAACAAAATCAATGTCCGTTAGGTAAATGGTAAAAGGGTAAAACTATGATAGGCGCAATAGCAGGATCAGTCATAGGTGGACTGATGGCAAACAGAGCAGCAAGTAAACAAGCTGCTGCCATGCAACAACAAGGAGCAGCGCAGTTAGAAGCTGCTAGAATTGCTGCTGAAGAAGCTCGTTTTAGACCGGTAGGGATTACTACTCGGTTTGCTTCTGCTACCCCTCAGTTTACTGGTGGTCGTTTAAGTGGTTATTCTTACGAAGCTGCTCCTGAACTAAAAGCATTACAAGACCAACTATCAGGTATCTATGGTCCTAGTTTGTTGCAAGCCGAACAAGCTGCTGCTGCAATGCCTCAGTTTCAACAAGCTGCTCAAGGATTGTTTGCATTAGGTCAAGCAGAAGTACCGCAAAGTAGAGAACAAATACTACAACAGCAACGTGATCTATTACGTCCTTATGACATTGAACAAGAACAACGATTAGCTGCTGGAGTGTTTGGTCGTGGTCGTGGTGGACTTAGTGTAGGTACTGGAGGACAACCAGAACTACAAGCATTAGCTGAGTCAAGAAAACGTAGAGATTTAGAAATGCTTGCTAACGTAGATCAAACCTTTATGAATAGAGCAGCACAAGCAGCAGGTTTGTTTGGTCAAGGTGCTGGTCTACTTGGCACAGGTTATCAAATGCAACAAGCTGCGTTGTCACCATTCCAGAGTCAATTCCAGTTAGCTACACAACTAGAAGATGTAGCAAGACAGCCTATGGATATAGGAACTGCATTAGGACAAAAAGTAACAAGTGCTAATGCTAGGGCTGGAGAACTAATGGGTCAGGGTATGAGTGCTGCTGCTAACTTGCAGTCTCAAGCTGCACAAGCTAAAGCATCTGGATTAGCTTCACTTGGTCAAGGTATTGCAGGACTAGGTAGACAATATGACCAAAACGTATTGTTTGAAGACTGGATGAATAGAGCATTTCCTACAACACCTGCGCCTATTGAAGAACGATCATTAGGGGGAGGAATGACTACAGGTATTAATTTAGCAGGAGGACTTGGATTTCCTAGTTCCTCTTCTGGTTTTCCTTATATTAAATAAATAGGTAAGAACAATGGCTGATTCTTTATTTGGACCTTCACCAGCAGAGGTCATGTATGCTAGGCAAAAAGAGCTAACAGACCAACAAAACAGACAATACGAAGCTATGTTAGCAACGGCTTCAACACCAGCAGAACGTAACTATATGCTGGCAGGTAATCTTTTGTCGCAAGCAATATCGCCTTTATTTAATGCTGGTAGACAAGATCCTATGTTGCAAAAAGCTACTGCAACTCAATCTATTTTGTCTAAATACGGTCCAGATGCAATTAACAATCCCGACTCTTTAAATACAATGGCAAGAGAATTTGCAGCAGTAGGGATGCAAAATGAGGCTTTTCAGTTAGCTCAAATGGCTAATGAGTTAGTAAAAAATAAACCAGATCAATTTATAACTGCATCTGGTGAAAGAATAATGGAATTGTTTGGTAATCAAATTAGTGGTCTTAGCGAATTTGCTACTTATCGAGTAAACACTAAAACAGGAGATATTAAAGAAATAGGATCTGAGATTACTATTGGAACAATACCTGCTGGAACAAGATTAGTTAGAACAAAAGACGGTCTTGAACTACAAAAAATAAAAGATGTTGAATCAGAAGAACAACAATTTGCACAAGCTGTAGATGCAGCAACTCTTGCAGCACAGAGTAGACGTAATGTTTCTGATGCTATAAGAATTATTGAAGAAAACGATTACACCAGATTTTTAGATGGAGCGTTTATAAGATGGTTAGCACCTGGTAGTTGGGCAAATAAAATTGTTCCAACTCAAGTAGGTAATTTACACGCAGCAATTAAATCTCTAAACTCTCAAATAGCTTTGGGAGCATTAGCTAGATTAAAATCATTGTCTTCTACGGGAGCAAGTGGATTAGGTGCTGTTAACATGAGGGAATGGAGTGCATTAGAAAGCAGTATTCTTTCTTTAGATCCAAATGTTTTAACTGCATCACAACTTTATGCAAACTTAAAACGAATAGATCAGCAATTTAAATCTATTATTAACAAAGTTGTTAACCAAGAAGACAAAGAAAAAGCAGCGCAAGGTCTACGATTGTTAAGAGAATCAGGAATTGTAGACGAGTATTTTGATACTTCTGGTGGCGATAGTAGTGGCGGGGATTCAAAAACTCCTGATAATTCGTCTGACGATAATGATCCTTTAGGAATTTTAACGTAATGGCTACTTTTCAAGAAGTAAGAACAAAGTTTCCTCAGTACAGCAATCTTTCTGATGGAGAGTTTGCTTATAGACTTTGGGACAAAAAGTACAAAGACAAATTAGCTATGGGTCAGTTTGCTGATGCGTTAAATATGTCTCAAGATCAATTTGGTCAAATGATTGGTTATGGTAAGTCAGTTGGCTATGAACCTACTGAAATGTCAGGATCAACATGGGACGACACTGATAAACGATTATTTCAAATGTTTGAAGGTCAGACACTTTCTTGGGGTGATGAGGTTGTTGCCGGTGCTGTAGCAACTATAGATACTATCGGTAACATAGTTAAAGGAAGACCACACGATTGGAAAAAAACATATAGCACTTATAAAGCTGAAATGCTTAATGAGTTAAAAGAATACCAAAAAGACGCTCCTTGGGAATCATTAGCTATTGAAATAGGTGGTGGTTTTTTATCACCGCTTATGATGATTAGTGGTCCAAAAGCATTAATGGAACTTTATAATAAAGGTGGATTTGCCACTAGAGGTTTAATTAATTCAACAAGAGCGTTTACCGGCGGTGCTGCTTATGGTGCAGGAGTTGCTGAAGGTTCTTTAGAAGAAATAGCAGATAGAGCTTACACCGATGGATTAGTTAGTTTGTTTTCGTCTCCAATAGGAAGTGTTGTTGGAGGACTGTTAAGAAAAGTTAAAGGCGGTAATCTTGTCGCAAATGGCTTTGATGAAATGTCTTTACGTCCTACGTTACAACTAGCAAAACAAAATAGAGACAGGGCTTACGATCTTCTTGATAAGTCTGGTTTTGTTTTTAAATCAGATGATTTTCAAACAGCATTTATCAATGCAATGAATGACATTGATAAAAACGCTCTTCCAAAAATATTTGGCAAACTTGATCCTAAAAGCAAAAACCCTTACGAGCAAGCATTGCACTATTTAAATCAACAGACACTAAAAGATCAAAGTCTTTCTAACATGGAAACAATTAGACAAACTTTGTATCAATACTTTTTAAAAGCAGATCAAGCAGATAAACAAGCTGTTTATAAACTGTATCAGAGAACTGGTCAGTTTATTGATGATATGTTGCCTAAAGACGGTTCAGGTAAAACAATAGCTGATGGAGTTAGGTTAGCAGCAAGTCAATACAAAAAAGCATTAGTAGCGTCTAAAGCGTTTGAAAAAGCAGCAGCAGAATCTACTGGCGTAAAAGATCCTGTAATTATTTATCAAAAAGCAATAAGAAAATTATTAGACGATCCTGAAGTTCAAATGCACTACACTCCAACTCAAATTGAACAGCTTGAAAAATTAGGTAGAGGTGGTTTTACTAGAGACTTTAAACAAATGATTGGTCGTTATGCGCCTACTTCAAACAATATGCTTTTACTGATGCACGGTTTTGGCTTTATGTTAGACCCTGCATTTTTAGCAATTACAGGAGCTACAACAGCAGCTAAATCATCTGTACGAAAAGAACTAGGAGAAGAGTCAGTTAAATTTGTAGACGATTTAGTAGGAATTTCTAGGACTAAAGCTGAAGTAACACCGCCTAAAGGAAGAATTAGAACAGGTATTTCAGCAGCAAAAGCAAGTGAAAGAGAAGAAGTTCAAGACACTCTTGTCACACCGTTACCATAAGGACGTACAATGGCAAAAACTTTAAGACAAAGACTAGCTGAGTTTGGTATAGGCGTTAAAGGAGAGATACAAAAACAGCGAGAAGCTGATCCTTACTTAATGGCTATGTTCAACAGGCAACCTTTACCGGCTAGAGCCAAACGTAACGCTCCTATTGAAGAACGACAACTAGCTCCATATGAGGATATGTATGGAGAACCTGCTAGGTCAAACATAGTTCAAACTACAAAAGAACCTTACACACCACCTGCTGGATTGACTCAAGGAATGATGCAAGGACAGTCTCCTGCTCCACCAGTATCTTCAGACATGATTGGTGGTCAAGGTGGTGGTGAAACAGTCCAGCCTCCTTTGTTTGGTGGTGTCCAAGTAAATCCACCAATAGCTCCACCATCAGATTTACCTCCTATGCGTTCAGACATGACAGTTAGGTCGCCATCGTTAGAGATGCCAGGCGGTCCTAGGATGCGTCCTACAGCAGATGAAGTTATTGATGATCTTATTACCACAATCGCTACAGATGTGAATGAGCGTTCTCAGGACAAGATGGATCAATTGTTTGGTGGTATAGAGATTAATCCTAACGTAGCTCCACCTAGCGGTAGAAGACCTGTAGTGCCTAGCCCAGCAGTTGACTACGATCTAACTGGGACAGGCATGGCTTTATTTCCGTCCTTACGTCCTGGTTTAGATGAACTACGAAGAGAAGCTCTGATTGTTAACGCTAACGATCCAGACGATCCAACAGATACAACTTACGAGATAGTTCCTATTGACGAAGAAGATGAACCTGTTTATGAGTGGGAAGGTGTTGGAGAAGGAGAGAAAACAACAACTCAAGAGAAAGCAGATGAAGGCGATATTGATACTAGCGATCCTGACTTTTCCGGTGAGGCAGGTGGTGGCGAACCTGTCAATGAAATAGCCGAAGCAATCCAGAACTCAGCAACTAACTTTACACCAACCATTACTGATCTGAATATTCAACAGTATTGGGGTAATCATGACGTACAGGACTATGGTATTGAAGCATCAGCAGCAGCAAAACCGTTTCAATCAATTGTCTTGCATCACGATCTAAATGGCACAACTAAAGCTAAACTAAACTACTACGGCACGTTTGACCAAGCTAGGGACGGTCAGTTTGGCTATCACTTTGCTATTGATGCAGACGGAAACGTCTACCAGACTGCTCCACTTAACAAAAGAACAAATCATTTTAAGTGGCAAAAAGTTAACCCAGACATCAACAAAGAGTTTACGATGATGAATCTACCAGTTCTGAGTAACTCTAATACGATTGGTATCGCCTATCTTGGGTCAGGTGAAGGTAGTTCATCACCTAAATTGACTAAGAAAGCAGAAGATGCTTTAGTTAAGTTGGTCACAGAGTTGCGCGGTAAGTATAAGAATTTGCCTTACTTTAGTCACAGCACTTTGATTCCGTCAGACAAGCGTCAAGGCGAAGGAGATGAATATGCTTCTATACTTGACAGGAGACTTGGCGAAGAAAGAGAAGTTGTACCAGCATCACGAATAGAAATAATGCCTTAATGGAAACATTCGTCATCACTTACTGGGAGATCATCTCAGGTCTTTTAGTTGTTATCTTTCTAGGTATCACTTGGAAAGCAGAGATCAGTACACGCTTGACAATGCTTGAAGAGAAAGTCAAGACTTTATTTGAACTGTTCAACAACAAGAAGTAACTACTTCAGGTTCAGGTAGATATCTTCTATCTTAGCTGCTTCCTCTTCCCGATGTCTCCATTCGTCCCATGTCTGTGCAGGTTTCTTTCCTGCCTTTTGCCACTGGCAGTGGTGATACAGTTCATGCACTAGGACGTGATCCTTCATCATATCAGGTCTCACATACACGACACCCATATCACCAGCCAGATAGAACGTTGAGTTGCTGGGGGTTATTGTTACGTCGTTAGGATAGCAGTTAAACAAAGCCAAGAAGCTAAGTACTGTTTCGAGCATAAGAATCTCCTCATCATATTTCGCAGACTCCTGCTGTACAAGCCAGTGTTTGTACTCCCTCTACATTATCATCTTCTTCAATCAGTTCATCCCAGAATATTTCTTTAGGCATCTTCTGCTGTAAGAAGAAGAATTCCTCTTGCGTACACTCCTCGTATGGAGCTTGTTTGTAAGTGCCTCCATCGTATGGCAGGAAGCTAACGCCACTGATATCATCAAAGTTCTTCCAGCACCATGCACCTACTTCAACCCACTCGTCCTCTTTAACAGAGATAGTGACAGATGGTTTGTGTTCACACCAATGCTTCTGATATGTCATCCATAGATCCAAGTGTTCGATAGCAGTTAGGTCGTCCCGTAGTGTTGCAGATTCCGGTGATTGCTTAGGGAAACTGAACACAGTAGTAGACTCAGGACGCATTACACAATCTTCTGAAGGAATACCCTGTTCAACCATGAACGTAGTAAGCGGATCTTTCTTGTCACCCCTAACTCTTCTGATGTAATACTTAGAATGTCTAGGATGAATACCACTAGCACTATCAACCAACTGACTAACAGTGCCACTAGGCTTAACACAAGTGACGGCAGCAG